TGTATTACAGACGGCTTTGTGGGGTAAGTTGATGAAAGAAATTAAAGAATAAAAAAATCCCCTCTAATGAGGGGATTTATGGTTTATACTGTTACTTCTTGTTGTAGTAGTTCGTAAGCTCTTGATAAACGAGTCATTCCAATCCCTCCACCAAATCTTGGGAAGAAATCATGTGATAAGAATTCTTCTAATTCTTTTTCAACTCTTTCTTTACCAAATAGTTCAAATAGTTTTTCAGAATATTTTCCATTTTCTATTGTGTAGAAATTATTTCTCATTTCTTCTACGTTGGAACTTCTTTCTGCAGAACCAATTGTTTCTTGCCCGTAAAGGATTACATCAACTTTGTTGAATATTTTGTTTTCACTTTCTCTCATGTTCCAAAATGGGTTTGTTCTGTATGGGAAATTTTGAAGTGATACTACCGGTCCTTTTTCTTCCCACATTCTTGTTTCGTGTTCGTTTTCTAAGATTGAAACTCCACCATATTCTTCACATACATCATCGTAGTTAACTTCTACAGGTGAATCAAAACCTAAATAATCTAAAAGTTCAAATTCAAGTTTTAACATTTCTTTCATTCCACCTTTTGATTCAAACTCAAACATGGGAAAAATCATTTCGTGACGACCTGGAATTGGGTCTTTTTCTTGTCTATAAGACGTTGAAATACAATAGACACCGTTCCATTCAGGATTCTTAAGAAGTTCGTATTCTAACCACATTTGACCTGTCTGTGGTAGTGGCCATACTTCTCCTTGATAATTAAATGTTGTTATTGAGTGTGGATTTTCACACGCCGCCAAGATTGATAATCTTGATTGGGTTGGAACTTCTTTAAAACCTTTGTTTTGGAAGAATGTTCTCATTTTTTGAACTAACTCGTTGTAAGTTTCTGTGTTTTTCATTTTTTGTTTTTTTTTATTTTATTTATTAAAAGGGCAAAAAAAATCCTGACAAATGTCAGGATTTCTTAAAAATATTATTGTTATTTAAATTTCGTAGTTTTGTTTTAACTTTTTTTGTTATCATTAAAATTAAATATATGCTCTTTATTAAAAATAATCAACATTAGCAAAATATTTATTAAAAAGTATTTATCAGTATGAGAAATTTATTAACTGAAGTTAGTAAGATAAAATCAATGATGGGTTTAAATCCAAATATTAATGAGCAATCAGTTTTTGATGATATTAATAAAATTGCGGGATATAAACCTTCAAACCAAGAACCAAATTTTATGGATAAATGGTCTTCTATGGCTCCACCAAAAGACCAAATAAAACCAGAATCAGGAGGTGTTATTGATAATGCACTTAAGATGATAAGAACAAAAACACCAAAGAGTATTCAAAAACCTACAGGTGTTTCAGACAAACTTGTTAATTTTGTTGGTAATATTGAGTTTTTTGTTCCTTGTGTTTATGATGATGCTAAAGGTGGGAAATGTGTTAGGGGTGAAGTTGATTGTTGTTTAAAAGGTAAAACACCATCAGGAACACCCACAATTGGTTATGGTACGGTTTATTATCCTGATGGTAGAAAAGTAACACCTAAAGACCCATCAATAACAAAAGATAAAGCTAAAGTATTTTTAAAAACAAACTTAGATAAATTAGCAAATAAGTTACTAAATTTGTATCCTAATTTGAATCAAAATCAAGTTGATGCATTATCGTCATTATGTTATCAAGTTGGATTTGCAGGTTGTACAACAAAAGCTCCAAAATTAAGTAATTCTTTAAAAACTAATCCAAATTCTTTGAATGGTGTTAAATCTAATTTTTTAGATTTTACTCATCCTGATAGAAGACAAAAAGAATGGAAGATTTATAGTCAAGGAATTTATTCTTAACCCTTATATTTATAGAATATGAAAAAGTTTATTATCACAGAGAACCAATTAGAATTTATCGTTAAAAGATACCTTAACGAAGATGCAAGATATGTAATGTCTTTTGACGAGTTTATGAAACATAAAAACAAAGACCAACAATATAAGTGTGGTTATGAAAACTTATGTTTTATCATTCATGATGGAAATCACCAAATTGACTTGGATGAAAAATTCCATGAAACACACAAAATTCCTAATGGAGTTGGTGGAACAATTTATCACGACGGTAACAATACTTATTTCTGTCCTGACTTTGGTGATGACAGACCACAAAGAACTATTCAGGTTTATTAAAACTCAAATTGGTGTGTAAATTCGTAACCTGTTGAAGTTTCTTCAACATTCATACGAAAATCTAATTCTATAGTTTGGTTTTCATTATTAATTATGAACGTTCCCTCAGAGCCTTCATTTATTTCCCATCCACCATGATTTTTTTCCAAGATTTTGTATAACTTATCTTCCCAAACTGCTGATAAATCATGTTTGTCGTTACCGTCATTGTAATATCCAACATCGTCAATATAACCTGAATCACCACCACCGTTAAAATCAACTGTAATTTTAAGTTTACCTTCTTCTTTCCATTGAACCATATCTTCAAGTAATTCTTTTTCGTCAATTTCAAACTCATGGTAATATGATTCATAACCCATAGTTTGAATACCTTCTTCAATTGTAAAAGTTTTATCTGTTGTTGAATACTCACATGATACCGTTGCTCTAGAATCACCATCACCTTCTAATGAATCTAAAACTTTATCTTTAATAGAATCAAAAAAATTATCTAAAAAATCAAATAATTTATTAGGTATAATATCATAAGCATTACCTCTTCCAGTCCAAGGAGCAAAGTGATAATCAACATTTCCATCGTAATCAATATAAAAGTCATTACTGATATGAGTAAGACCATTACTTAATAAGATGTAATGTAAAAGTTTAAATTTTTTTATAGTATCAGGGTTATTTAATAATTCTTTCATAATAATAAATATCAATCATCAATTTCTAACTTCATGGTTTTAATCATCCATAAAGGTCTTTGTTTATTTTCTAATGCTAACACCCATTCTTTTCCAGACGGAATATATCCGTTACAATCTTCCATTACATGTTGTTCACCGACATAACGGGTATATACAGTTTTTCCATCACTATTTTTAAATTCCGGACCAAATTTTTGCTCCATTTCAAAAATACCCTCTGAATGATGTCGAAAAATTCTGTGTAATGAATGTCCATACCATGATTTCGTATTATCAAACCATTCATGGATTTCAATATAATCTTCCCATTTTCCTCCAAATTTTTTTGCTGAGGATTTAGCGTGTACGATTGGGTGTGGCATAATTTAATGTTCTATTGATGTTGTTAATATATAATCCTCAGGAAGTGAAAGAATTTTGACAGTATGGGAGACAAGAATTTCCAAGCCTTCCGGAAAAAGTTCGATAGCGTATTCATAATCTGTTGGGTATAATTTTATTGATAAAATGTTTTTTTTCTGACTAATTGAATGAGAAAATTCCGTAACTTTGATTTCGGAATTTTCACCAAACCATTGGTCGATGTCTTGTTTGTTTATTTTATTTAGGACTTTTTCAAAAAAACTCTTTTTCATAATTATATATACAAAAGAAATATAAGATATTTATTGTTAAGATGAAAGTAAATTTGTATGATAAATCTAGTGGACTTAGTTCTGAACAAATAGATGTTATTCAGGACTTCTTGAGATTTTGTCAAAAAAACTCTCCACTTAAGAAAGACGTTGATATCCAACTTCTTGGTGAACGTTTTGGTAAAATGACCACAGGAAGTGAAATTACGGGTAAAATTAAAGTTCTTACATTTGGAAGAATGTTAATTGATGTTTTAAGAACAATTGCTCACGAGTGGGTTCATGAGTTTGCACGTCAAAGAAATATTAAGTTACAAGGGTTTAATACCATATCTCAAGAAAACTTCGCAAACTCTGAAGCAGGGATTATGATACGTATGTATGAAAAAAGTAATCCGCAATTAACTGCGTTATTGTATAATTAAGAAAAATTATGTATATTTGTCCTATGGATAGGGACTTTCAATGGATACGTAAAGTTATTGGTTCAATAACTCATTTCGGACAGATTCAATCTGCAGAAAATCTGGTTGAATTATATGTTAAAAAGTATGAAGAATCTGAAGAATTAACACAGTATTCTTTGGACTTTGAATGTAGTATTGTTTCCTTAAAAAAAGATTTAGTTAGTAAAAAAACAATCCTTGAGTTATGATTGAAAAAATAAATGATTTTATTTGGAAATATTTTAGAAATCCTGTTAGAAACTTTTTTACCTCTGTTGGTAATCTAATCAAGTGGTTTCCTGTTATTTGGAAAGACCGTGATTGGGATGACCATTATATTTTTGAGGTATTCAAGTTTAAGTTAGAGAAACAGGCTAAGTACATTAAAGAAAAAGGTTTTCACATGAATTCTGACCTTGATGCCAAAAGGATGATGTTGTGTGTCAAACTGATGGAAAAAGTTCAAGAAGAGTTTTATACAATGGAGTATATGGACTATGAAGATAAAGATTTTTTCTTTGTCCCAACAGGTGATGATATTGAAGATGATTTAGGTGGATATTATATGGAGACACGTTTGAAAAAAGAAAACTTAAATGATTTTTTCAAAAAATATCCATTGGTGTATAAGAAAATTATTACCGATAAAAAATATCATGTTTTTAAAATGGACAATGATGACTTAACTTCATACGAGGTTAAATCAAGAATTGCTTTGAATATCGGAAGATACAATCACGAAAGGGCAAGGAAATTACTTTTCAAAGTTTTGAGTGAAAATATTGAACGTTGGTGGAATTAACCGTTAATTTCTTCTTCAGTAGTTTCTGTTACTTCTTCTACCGTAGGTTCTTCTGTCTTATCTTTTGATTTTCTATATCCTAAAAGAGTTGCCCCAATTCCAACAAGGATTATTGACTGTGTTATAACGTCCATATCTTTGTTTAAAAACATTTTATCCACACAACCCATAAGGAATGTCAAACCTCCAATAAAGACGATGTAAAGACCTGCAGTACCACTTCCTGATGTCTTTCCTGAACTATTGGAAGTCATCTCTGCGAATGAAAACTGTTTGATGTTTCCGATTTGTTTTTTAATGTATTCTTTCATGTTTACCTCCCATGGCCGTTATAAGGCTTCTTATAATTTTTACTTCTTTTATTTGAGGTAAATTTCTTTGTTGATTTACCTGATTTTTTAACTCCGAATGATAATTTCGTTGAACCTGTTGATTTAGCTGCCATTATTTCATTTATTTGGCAATAAGTATATAATTTTTTAAAAATATCATGTATTTATTAAATAAAATTAAGATTATGAAAAAACTATTTGAAATTTCTTTAGAAGAAAAACAAAGAATATTGGAAATGCATGAAAGTGCAACCAAAAAGAATTATTTAAGTGAACAACCAGTTCAACAAAATCAAAGACAACCCCCAGCATCCATAACATCTACAGCAGGTTTTACGTCAAATGGTAAAACATATTATTTACCTGAAATAATTAAAGACGAAACTTCATTAAATAAGTTTGTTGGGTGGCCTAACACACCAACAATTAGTAAATCCTCATTGGCAATTATTGGTTTAAGACCTCAATCTGAACCAAATATAACCGGTGGTGGGGGTGGAGAAAATCCAAAACATAATGCTGAGTCAATGGCATTTGATTTTATTAGATATTATTTAACATCAATTGCTGCCGACGAAAGTCTTAATACTAAATGTTTATGTAATGGTACATGTAATATTGACGCAAATGTTAGTGGGGCTGAATGGAGATTTAAAGATGGAAAATATAAGCCCGAAGATTTAGATTACTTATACAAGTATTTTGGAAATAATAGTGCTGAAAATGGAAAAAAAGCATTACAAGCCGCAACTAAAAGAGCGCTTAAAGAACAATTAGCTAAATTTCCAGGAGTTTGTAAAGCTTAATTTAAATAATTTTTTTACAAAAAAAGAGGGTTATACCCTCTTTTTTATTTTACACTATAATCAAAATCTGAATTTAAAGAGAATTGACCAAATACTTTATCATTATCAACAAATTCAGTTAAAAACTCTCTTTCGTTATTTTTATTTACTCCTAACATAAATAAAACATTCCTAACACCATCAAAAACAATACAATCAAGAATGTTTTCATTTTTATTAACTTCAATAATATTACACGTAAAAAATCCTTTACAATTCTTTAATGTTAGAATTTTTTTATCCAAGTCAAATGTGTAGACATTTTCACCAGTAGTATAATTTGGGTATTCAATCAAATCCAATTGTCTTGCTTGAACTGTTGACATAGATGACGAATGATTGAAATTTTGAACTTTGTGAACATTAACAGTAATTACTTGTGAGTTAGCTACCAAACCAACCATCACCAAAACAAGAGAAAGAAATAAGTTTTTCATAGGACTTGATTATTTAATTATTTATACAAATATACACAAAATATTTGTCTACACAAATATATTTATAAATAAAATGAACTTTGTTCATAAACTTTAAACCCACGTTAATGGATAATGACGAAAATGAAACGAATTCTAAAGGAAAATGTTGCCACTTATTGCCTTATGCTCGCAATGTTTTTCAATCCACTAGGATTCGACATAATGTTCAAAGCAATCTTAGATTACACAAGTTCTTATTGGATTACCACAGGAATTTTCTATTGTACTTCAGCATTGTTCTTTGGGTTGTATTTCTTATTACGAAGTAAAAAATGAATATCAAAAAACTTATTAAAAAAGTTCTTACAGAATCAGTGGAAAAACCACTTATCTCGGAACACCTTAATTATCATATAACAAATGATGTACCATTAAATGATAATATCTTCAGATTTGGTTCTGAGGAATTCTTTAACGTTATTCAAGAAGCACGTGAGTTATATTACGAAGGAATGGTTGAATTAAATGAAGATGATGTTGAACTTGTTGAATCTGATTTTGGAACACAGGTTAGATTATCAAATGGTAGAGTAGTTTATTTGGATACTCCAATGGAAGAAACATTTATCTCTGAAGCTGAGTATAACGGAAAGAAAGTTGAACTCGGTAAACCAAGAAGAAATAGTGGTGGTGGTAAGAAATATGTTGTCTATGTTAAAAACCCATCAACAGGTAGAGTTAAGAAAATTTCATTTGGTGATGTTCATGGTGGTTTAACTGCTAAGGTATCTAATCCTAAAGCTCGTAAATCATTTGCGGCTAGACATCAGTGTTCTAAAAAGAAAGACAGATTAACTGCGGGGTACTGGGCATGTAGACTCAATCGCTTTGGTTACCTCTGGGGCGGTAAAACTTATCCAGGATTTTGGTAATATGAAACCGTATAAAGATAGAAAACTAACAGAAACCTCAAAGATTAGAGTTTTTAAATCCGATGTTGATAGTGGTGAACTACAATGGCATCGTGATAGAGAAGATAGATTGATTGAAGTGGTACAAGGTGATGGATGGAAATTTCAAATGGATAATCAATTGCCAATAGAGTTAACTGAAGGACAAGTATTATTAATTCCTGAAGGGACTTATCACAGAATATTCAGAGGAACGTCTGATTTGGAATTAAAGATTGATTTTATTTAGTAATCCTGTCAACGATTAAATCCATAAGTCGTTTTAAGAAATTACCTGAAATTGTTATTAATCCAAACGCTGATAATGATTTAACTAACATTTCAGTATCTTTCATATCCCATATACCTTCAGAGATAGCGTCGTATATCATTGGTATGATTGGAACCAAGAATGCGTAACTTAACATATTTGTTACACTGAACGCAGATAAATTCAAACTCTTTAAAAAACCTGCCAAAACAGTTTTAAGTTGATTGGCTTTAATTGCCCCCAATTTAAATGATTCTTCAAGTCCGTCTTCTTTAATCTTTTTAATAATTGATTTGGTAAAACTTCTTTCTTGAAAGAATATTACTGACGCAATACCGGCAGCAATTAATGATGAATCTTTTTCTGTTAACTCAGGTACCTGTCCATTTAACCATTGCATAATTGGGCTCATAAACCCTCCGATTGCTGCTCCCCATGTGAGCATCATCTTTAAGTTTATTGAAACATGAGTTTTAGTGTCTTCTACAATCTTTTTTGTTAGTTCAACACCATTTTCTTGAACTTCTTTAATCCTATCATTTATTGCTTCAAGGATAATTTGCTTTTGAGATTCTTTAATTATATATTTCATTATATTTATAAATATATGAGTAAGAAATTAAATCCTGAACTTAAACCTGGTGATAGAATTGTTATCATTGAACTTTTCGGTGAACCTCAATTATCGTTTGGTGACAGAGGAACTGTTAAAGGAATACAAAAAGGGCCTGGATTTATTCAATATGTTGTTAAATGGGACAACGGGTCGGGTCTTTATTTATTGGATGAAGATAAATGGATGTATGAATCTGAGTTTGATGAAATGAAGGAAAGAAAACAAAAAAGAAATATTCAAGAAAATCTGTCAACTGATTTAACACAACATGCTCAGTTAATAAAACATTTCAACATGTTGTTTTTAAAACGATATTTAAATAAATTAAGAGAATCTGGTGTCGTTAACATGTTGGCGGCTTCACCGTATCTTTATATGGGTAAAGAAAGATTGGCTCACGAACATAAGTATAATGATACTAACGAAGCGTTCGATGAATTAGTTGATATGGCCGATAAAGTTCAAGGTGAAATGGTGAACGGAGTAATAAGTATAATTGAAGAAGAAAATAAAGAAGTGACCGTAGAAAGAATTAATTCTTATTTAAAAAGATATGCTCCAAAAATTATTTCGTTTTACGCAAATTACTTTTAAAGTAAAAACAAAGGATTTCTTTCACCAAAATGTCCACCAACAATGTTGTAGTAATAATATTCTAAAGCATCTTCATAAGACATATCTTTTTGTAATGACTCAAGTATTTTATCACGTGAATAAAGTATTCTCACACCATTGCCAAACTCTTCAACAATTCCTGTGATACATTCATCAAATCCATCTAATAGAATTGCTCCTTCGGCCAATTCTTCTACTTCTTCTTTTGTCATTTGTTTTTATATTCTTCTAATGTAATTCCTTCGGTGTCTTTATCACTAATCTTAACTTTAAAGTTAAATCCTCTCATGTATTTGGTGATAATGTCTTTTACTTCTTCTATAGTATCCCATTGAATACATCCTTCGTGTTCTTTAGAATATTCATTGTCTACCAAGTAGTTAACGATTGTCCCACTTTGAAGTGTTAAAAATCCGTGAGCGTATCCTTTGGGGACATATACCGATTCACCTGATGTTAAAACAAATGTTTCAAGTTTACCAAACTCTTCACTTTTTTTATCCAAGTTAACAACAAAATCAATAATCTTTCCTTGAATAACAGAAACTAACTTCGTTTGAGACATTGGTTCGTCTTGATAATGTAATCCACGAAATACGAATATATCATCGTTTATACTAATGTTTGATTGAACCCACTTGTCAGAAAGTTTGATTGGAGTAAAAGACCCACGATGGTCTTTAAAAACTGGTTGTAATAGTTGGTAAGGTTTTTCCATGGGTAAAGTATAATAAATTAATATTATTCAATCAACCATATATTTATCTAGAAAACAATTATTATGAATCCATATTTTTTAGGTATTTCAGAACAAGAAAAAAATTCAATTAAAGATAAACATAGAAAACCATATGATGGTTATGTCACTCGTGGATTTGACACACCAAAAGAACAAATGCTTAATGTTGAGGATTTGGCTCAGGATAAGGGTGGTATTACCGTTAATAATAAAAATGAGGTTACTGAATATAAGAACACAAACATTAATCAAAAAATGAAAAAACAATGTGATGAGTGTGGAGGTTTATATGAAGGTGAAATGTGTGAATGTAGTGGTATGTATGAGGGTGAAACATGTGAAGAGTGTGGTGGTGAAATGAAAGAAGGTGAAACGTGTGAGTGTGGAACTAAAGGGTATACTATGGAAGAGATTGAAGAAGGTATTAAAATTAAATCAAAAGCTTCGTTAGTACAAGAACAAATCAATGAATCACTTAAGTGGTTTAAGAAAATTCTTTAAGGAAATGAAAATCAAAGAAATTGTTGATTACTATTATAATCCAAAATCTGAAATTATACAAGTTAGTTTTAGATTAAAAGAAGATGGTGAGGACGAGATAAGAGAACATGAATTTGAACTGGACTTTGTTGAGAAGTCCGGTTTTTTCATTTTAGAGAACTATGATTATGAATCAAGTGATTTTCCTATCATATATGAAGAAGACACTGACGAGTTAATTATTGATGAAGAAGCGTTAGACGAAAGGGAATACGAGGTTGATAAAATTGAGTTAAAGGATTTTATGGATGAGTATTATAAATTAAATCCAAATAAAATTCCACCTTCGTTTTTATTCTAATATGTCATAGTCATAGTAAATGTTAATTCCATTTCATTGTTGTTGGAATCTCTAAATCTACCTGTTTTAGAACGAATAATTAAATTTTCAAGACCATCTTGTACAATATCAAATGAGTATTGTATTCCATTAATTATTACCCAAAAAAATCCATTTCCTTGATATTCGAAGTTAGTACAGGTATACGGGAATTTATCTTCAAAATAGTAATTACCCCATTGGTTCTCAACAATATTAAATCCCATGTGTGTGTTATTAAAACCTAATTTGGTAAAACCAACGGCAATTGTGTCCATTGGAAAGTTAGTATCGTTTAGAAATAGTGTATCACCAGGATATAATACATCAGTGTAAGAATCGGTTGAAACTGTAATAACATCAATTACATAGTTACCTGATAATGATGGGTAAGTAGGTTGTTCATATCTCTCACAAGATAATAATGTTATAGATAATAGGAATAAAAAAAGTAATTGTTTCATATCTACAAATATAACTACACTTTTTTATCTAACCAAAGATATTTATAAAAAAATGACACAGGACGTTGACTATATAATTGATTTGCTTAAAAATCTGACTACCAATAGTAAAAAAGGTAAGAAAGATGAGTTAGG